GGCGACTACTGCCGCCGGAAACGGGACTTGCTGTCCCGGAATCGGCGCCCCGGGTCTCGGGTGGCGTCGTACTCCTCGACGGTCGCCACAGGCGCAAGCGGTGTAGGCGCGTCGTCGCGGCCGGCGTGCCGGAAGCCGGCAAGGTTGAAGCTCCGAGTGTCCGCCGCAGCCTGCACCGTCGCGTCCTCGACGGTGTCAGCGAGCCCGGCAGCGACAGCCTCATCAGCGTTGTACCAAGACTCCTCCAGCATCGCGGCACGCCACGTCGCCGCGTCACCGCCAGCACGGTCGGCGTAAATGCTCGCGATGTTGTCGCTGATCTTGTCGAGCCGCTCGGCGAGCCCCCGCATGTCGCCGGCGTTGCCGACACACAGCCCCCACGCGTCATGGATCATCATTTGAGCGTTACGGCCCATGACGACCTGGTCGGCGCCGCCGCACGCGATGAAGCTAGCGGCCGAAGCGGCGATGCCGTCGACGACCGCAGTCACCGGGGCCGGGTGCCGACGCAACTGATTGACGATGGCCAGCCCCTCCCACACTTCACCGCCAGGCGAGTTGACCTGCAAGACGATACGGGACGCGTCAGAAGGGACCTGGTCCAGTGCGGCCGCGAACTCCTTCGCGGAGATACCCCACTCGCCGCCCCATGAGTCGATGGGGTCGTAAATGCGGAGGGTGGCGACCCCGTCGTCGTCAAGGACCGCAGTCGCGGTGTCCCGGATCGGGTTCCGAGGTCCGGGCGGGATGCTGCCGCGGAATCGGTACAGGGTGCGCGGGTCGCGTGGCATTAGGGTCTCCTGCCGTCTGCTGGTTCGGTTGGTCGGTGGTGCCGAGCTCGCCCATGTTCAGCGGCCGGTACCGGACTTCGCCGCCCTCGATCGGCGGGAGCTCTTCGAGCGCTCGAATCTCGTTGGTGGAGTAGGCGCCGAGCGTCCACATCTGGTTATAGAACGCCGCGCGGGCGGCGGAGTCACCGCGCAGGAGGCCCTCGAAGTTGAACCGGGCGTACACCGCGTTCGGGGAAATCACACGCGTGATGCGCTGCTCAATCCGGGTCGTGTACCCGCGGAGGGTGTAGACGACGAACCCGATGCCCATCTGCTCGATGCCGGTGCCCCAACTCGTCGACTTCTCGACATCGCCGATCATGTGCGGCGGGATCCGGAACATGCGCGCGATCTCGGTCACCTGGAACTTGCGGGACTCGAGGAACTGCGCATCCTCCGGCGGGATGGACAGCTGGGTGAACTTTGCGCCGCTGTCGAGGACCACAGTCTCGTGCGCGTTGGCCATCCCGGATGTCTTGGCTTTCCACCGCGACTGCAGGATCTTGGCCTGCTCCTCGTTCAGTCGCTGCTCGGTCTGCAGGACGCCGGTGGCGAGCAAACCCGAGCCGAACATCTTCCCGCCGAACTTCTCGGCGGCCATTGCGAGCCCGACGCCCTCCCGCGCGGCACGGATTGGGGAGACCCCGCAAATGCCGTCATACCCAAAGCCGGGAATGTGGAGCAGATCGTCGTCGGTGAGTGGCCGATCCACGTTCCCGTCGATGACGTAGTACTTCCGGCGGGACTCCTTGTGCCTGGCCACCTTGACGCGGCCAGGGTGTATGCCGTCGAAACCGATCACACGGCCGAGCCGGTCGAACCGGTACCGCAGGTACCCGTTACCCCAGAGTGCGATGTGCGCGACGACGAGCTCCCAGAACTCCATCGCCGTCAGGTCTTCATGCGGCTCATCAAGCAGGACCGCCGACCGGTGCGTCGAAGGAACCTTCTCCCGGCCAGTGCCATCCTTACGGTAGGCGTGCAGAGGTAGCGAAGCGATCGTGCCAGCCAGAAGATTCACGGCCGACCAGACCGCAGACAGGCCGATCGACCGCTCCTCAGTGACCGCGACACCAGACGCACCGGCACCCGGGCCGAAAAGCTCCATCACATCCGGCGACGAGATCGGCACCAAAGGCGACTCAATACTCGCGTTCACGGGAACCTGGCCGCGGAGCGTCCCGAAGAGAGTCACCGAGCCGCCCCAGGCGCGTCAGCAGGCCGGTTAGCCTCAACAACGAGCAGAGACCCCACCGCGAGCGCCTCCACAGACGCCACAGCCCAACCCAACAGCGGGTCCAGGTGCCCAGCCACCAGCGCTAAACCCGTGAGTCCAGCGAGCACCAGCGCGAGACCGAAAGCCTCAAACACTTCGCGCACCCCGAGGCCTCCCCTCACCAGATATTGAACCCAGAGCTTCCAACGAGCTCACGGGACGCAGCCAAAGCCGCAAACGACAAAGACTCCAGCGGGCTGATGTCGCCGCCAGACACGCGCCTGCCGAACGCGCGGCGATCATTGACAGTCCGCCAGGCCGCCACCTCGACGGCGGCGTCGAGCTCGGGCTGATTGAAATGCTCGAGAGTGCCGGCCTCAGTGCGGTCAAGCACCTCAGACGCCGAATCACACACAAACTCCGCGTCGACTTCCCGCACCGGTATGCCGGCGGCCTCCAGCGCGGGAATTAGGGTGCCGGCCGGGCCCTTCGGGTCGACGTGGACGTCGCCGCCGTGCGCGAGGGTGCGCAGGTGCTCGACAACCCAGGACGTGCCCGGACCGCGGCTGAGCAGCTTCCCCACGACCGTGCCGTCGTTCGTGACGACCGCGCCAGAGATCGACGACCAGGCCCGGTCAAAGCTTGTGGCGATCGCGATGATCGGAGTCCCGTCAAGACCCCGTTCCGGGGATCCGCACGCCCGCCACTTCGGCAAGATCGACGACGGCTTCTCATCCATCGGCACCGGCTGGTTCAGCCAATACCGCTTGAACTCAGCCTCCGTCACCTCCGGGTCGTCCCAGGAGTCGGCGATCGCCTCCAGGTCCATCCACGCCGACGCCGGCCCATAAGACTCGCGCAACGCTTTGATCCGCTGCTTGCGGTCGGTCAGGTCCCACTTCGACGAGGCCTGCTTGTGGTCGAAGAGCAGCGAATTGTCCCGCTGCCGACCCGACTTCACCGCGAGCGCGTAGGCGTGCGTGCCCTCCGCAACAGAGCCCTCGCCCTCGCCGTACATCGTCGACGTTTCGAGCATCCATCCGGAGGCGACCTTCCGCTTCAGCAGGTTTCGCGCCATCGTCCGGTGCAAAGACCGGAGCCGACGAAGAATCCACAGATGCGTCTCGTCGGCGACGATGAAGGTCGACTTGCCGCCGTCCTTGCTGCTGTCGGCCGACGTGACCGGCTCGATTGATCCGCGCTGGTTCGGCAGGTTGATCCGGGACAGGCCGACGTCGAGCCGGCCATAGTCCTCGAGCAGCTCCGGCGAACACGTCTCCGGGTTCAAGTTGTAATAGACGACGTCGTAGGTGTTGCCGGCCTGGTCTTCCTCGGTGGCGACGTTCAGGATCTCGACATACCGCAGCGGCTTTCCGACCGGCTCGCCAGGCTCGTACTCGTAACCCCAGTCCGACACCTCACCCGGCTCGGCCCAATGGTCGAACCGGCACGGCCCCAGCGCCTCGAAACACTCGATGAATGCGGCGACCTCAGACTTCGCGCGGCCCTTCGCCCTCGAGAGGAAAGCACGCCGCACCCGCCGGTCGCCGTTGGGCTTGAGCTCATACGCCCGGACCACGAAGGCTGCGAACTCGTCGTCGACGGAGATCCGCTGACCCTGAATGTCGCCGGGGCCGTGAACGAGATAATGCTCGATCCATGAGATCGCCGACCAGCCCAGCGACACGAACGCCGGCGCCGGCTTCTCGGTCTCAGCCTGTGCTTTCGGCTTCGCCATCGGTGACCAGGTTCAAGATGCGGCCCCTCCGCTTCGACTTCGTCGACGACGCCGCGGCCGCAGCCCGATCCTCCGGACGCTGCGCCGGCTTCGCATCCGAAGTCGACGTCCCCGGCGTCTTGATCGACATCCGCAACCTCGCCCGATCCGCCGGGGTCGCGCCGAACGCGGCGACCCGTAGCCGGACCTCGGCTGCGGCCTTGGTGTCGCCCATCCACAGCTTGGCGTGCAGGAGAGCCGTGTCGAGCAGGAAGTCCCAGTCGGTTTCGGTGAACGTGGCGGCCTGAGGCGACTTCCGCCAACTCGCCCACCAGCGCGTCGTCGCGCCGGGCCAGTCGAGCTGGATCGGTTCTCCGGTAAGCGGGCTCCACACGACCAGCCGCTCGGGCAGCTCAGGGCCGCGCAGGACGTCGTCGACCTCAAGCTCGACCTTCTGCGCGTCGTCTCGGCGCTGGTCGTTGGCGCGAGCTCGAGCGCCTGACGGCGGGGGGCCCTTGCCGGCCATCACAGCCCCCGTTCCAGCACGTGAGACGACCGTCTCAACCAGCAAAACACCAGACCCACACGCACCGCGAAAGCCTGACTGGTCTCCCTGCTAGTGGCGGGGTCCTGGACTTTTGACCGCCCCTCCCCCTACCGGTAAGTAGTTGAAAGGTTGAGCGTCGCGGCTACCACTTGTAGGTAGTGATGTTGTCTGGGGTGGGCAGGCGGCCGAGTCGTTTGAGTGCGCCGGCGCGTGCGTTGCATCTCTCGTGCGCGGGGCCGCGGTATCCGGTGCGGTCGTCGGTGTGGTCGAGGTCCCAGGGTGTGCCGGGTTCGATGAGGCCGGGGCATCGGGGGTCTTCGGTGAATCGGGAGCAGGTGATGGTTCCTGCGGCGACGTGGGGCGCCCATTGGGCGCGGGCGCGTTGGTGGCTGTGGCCGTATGCCTTTGCTGGCATTGTGTGCACCCCTTGCCGTGCCATCAAATGCGCCCACTTTCCGGGGACGACAAACACCCGGAATGTCCGCAGGGTAGCCCGTCAAGATTCTCGACGTCAAGTGACCTCGCCGAGTCGATGCCGCGGGCACCCACACCATGCGGCCGGAAGATCGGTATCGGGGCATCGCTCGCGCTCGCTCAAGTGGCACGCCGGGAGGGGTTGCGACGGTGGTGGGGCAGCGACGCCCACGGCATGTGACAGCTTCTCGGCCTTGAAGATGGGCCCCTTGTGCATGCCCGCCAGGCAGCGCAGGCACATCGGGCCACCGGTCGCCGGGCCACCGCACATCGTGCACTGCCGCCCCATCATCGCCACCTGATCGAGCACGACGCCGAGGTCGAACATCCACGCGCGGCGCGGCTTAGACGGATCCTCCAAGGGCCCGAAGGGCAAGTGCGCGGCGATCTGCCCCGACTCGGCCCAGCGTCGCACCGTGCGTGCCGTGACCGTGACTTGCAGCCGGCGCTGGAGTTCGTCGACCAGATCGTCGGTGCCGACGATCCGGCCCGTGAGCCCGATGCCCAGCACGGCGTCCCACCAGGCGATCTGGGCAAGTCCACCATGCTCGGAGCACGCGGCCTCGTCCACGTCGGAGGCGACCGCGACACGGATGCGACCACGGCAGGCGTGGAGCGGAGTCATGTCCGCCATGACGGTCTTGTGCTCGCGTGGGGCCGCAGGGTCGAGGTGCGGGCGCTCCGCCTCGACCACCATCGGACAGTCGCCGAGGTAGATCCATTCGCGGCGCGGCGGGCGGGTGAGTGCGAGAACCTTCTTGGCCCACTCGCGCAGCTCTTCGGCGCACGATCCGGCGGCGTCGTTGTAGCGGCTTAGCCATTCGGCGTGGCGCGCCAGGAAGGCGCACATGTGCTTGGCGTCGGTGCCTACGGGGAGCGCCTTGGGTGAGGTGATGGGGCGCTCTTCCATCACCACGCGGCACCACCCGTTGAGGCTGGCGAGCACCTGGCCGCGCATGGAGATTACCCGGGTGGCGCGGTCGATGTCGGACCCGCTGGGGTCGTGGTCGTCGAGCTGGATCAACGCGGATTTCGCGCCGGTCCTGCCGGTGCTTGGCGCGTCCAGCATGTCGTCCCATTCGCGGCTGATGGTGGCGCACGCTTCGGTGATTGCCGCCTCGATCTCCGCTGGCGTGTCGTAGTGGTCGTCGTCAGTCAAGGTCGGGGCTCTCAAAATCCGCACCGGCGTGCGTCCATCGGCTGGGGTCGGTCGTCGGTGCGGATCTCGGTGGTCGCGTAGACGTCACCTGGCGGCTCGTGGCTGTGGTCGCAGTCCGGCGAGCGGTCTTCGCGGGGTGAAGGGGGCGGGGTGTTCGTCGCTCCTTGCCCTGTTCTTGCGACGAATTCGGGCATCCCTGCCGGTTCTTTAGTCACGCCGATACCTTTCCGGGGGTGGTTCTGGGTTGAGTCATGGCCTGAGCCAGGATCGCCACCACGTCGCGGAGTAGGTCCTCGACGGGTCGCACGGGACGGACGGGGACACGCGCCACGAGGGTCCAGTCGGTGGGCGTTTCCCACGCGGGTTCGCCGCACTGCTCGACGCGCCACGCCCGCAGCATCCCCGGCAAGTCCTCCTCGGCCTCGGCGATGAGGGCTGCGCGGCGCATCTCGGGGTCGTGGATGGGCCACTCGACGCGCAGGGTGTGGACGCTCATCGCGTTGCTCCGGCCTTGGCGGCTCGGGCTGCGGCGCGGGCTGCCTCGATGGTGGCGGTGCTCGGCGGGTCGGCCTCTGCGGCGCGGCGGCATTCGCGGCACGGCACCGCCTCGGCGGGATGTTCGTGGCACTGCTGGGTGTGGCGCTCGGGGGCCACGTTCTCCCCTGCGGGGTTGCGCCACCACGGGCCAGGCTTGGCCAGCAGCGCCGGCGTGAGCATTGAGCGGTCTGCGGCCAGGTTGACCAGCGCTCGGGCCACGTCCAGCGGGTCGGCGTCGGCGGCGCGTTCGATGGCGGCCATGACGCCGCCGTGGGACCAGTCGGTGCGCACTCGGACGACGAAGGCTGCGAGCGCCTCGGCTTGGGTGCGGGCCATGCGCGCCATCACAAGCGCTCCAGGTGCTCGATTGCCGCGTCAGCGGTCACCAAATCGTCGCTCGTGGCGAGCCCCGCGGAAGCCGTCGCGGCGGCGCTCGCGCGTCGCGCGTCACTTACTGGACGATTTGGTGCAAAGCCAGCCATAGAAGTAGTTAATTGCTGTAGCTGTAGCTGTAGCTGTAGCTGCGATAGTTTGCGATCGCTTAGCGATTCCCTAGCGATTCCCGATCCCATCGCAAGTTCATCGCACTT